CCCTCGCTGCATCCTCACTGTGCAACCATTTGCCATTCATTCCGGTAACCCTGTCACCATCTAACCATGCCTGAGCCAATTCCCCTGCCGTGTATGCGCCTGAGATGCTATCCTTGGGCTTGTGAGCGGGTCTAGGTGGTGATCCTATCTCCGCACAGTCCAGAATCATTGTGCCTGCCTCTGTATCGAATATCAGTCGACCTCCTACGTTTGATGCGTATATTACTACTTTCATGTCTTGTCCTTTGCCAGTTTTAGGGCTTCCAGCGCTATGTTGCCAGCCTCATCAATAGACAGTGCGGAAAATGGAGCCTCGCGCCAGTAAGCGATCTTCCGCAATGCCTCAACAAGTGCATCGTGAGCCTCCCATCGCTTAACAACGCTGTTGATTAGTTGGTTTTGCTCTTCAACACTGCATGCTCCGTCTATGTTTAATCGGGACATCCCGCATTCTGGACACTTTTCTCGTGATAGAGTTATTTCACTCATACTATCCCCTTCCTCTTTTTCCATTTCGTGTACGCTGTTGACAGATTAGACCTATCACATTCTTTCATCTTGCAAAAATCAGCGATTAGGCCGAAGTTCTGCCGCCAGTAATGGTATCGCTGGAGTAGTTTGTCGTTGTACTTCTTGGTGCTCATCACATCGCCTCCTGATTCCTGCATTCCATCTCAAAGCTACGGAACATATCCGCTTGTGGTTTCTGAGCTCTCACCCGTACCAGCCTTACATTCTTACCTGTCACTCCGCAAACCACTCTGCCGCATTCCTCAACGCAGCATTTCTTGATTAGTTCGGTTATCCTTGGTCGCACGCTATTCATATCTGCATACCTAAGCGCTGATTTGATATTCCTGTCTGTTGTGGGGGCTTTGTTCATCAGCATCCACCCCAAGATCTCACATTCGCGCTTACTGAATTTGTGCCTGCCGTCGTAATAGGCTATTATTGAGTTGGTGTGCATCATGTTAATCCTTTCTTCTTAGCCATTTCGTCTCGCTCTTGTGTCCAGACTGAATCACATTTCACTGTTTCCAAGATAGCGTGCACAAGGCAGCCTACTTGGAGAGAGAAATGATTACTCTGTAGTTGCTTTGGCGTATCCCTGCCAACCCTCCCCAGATAATAGTCTCTCGCCTGTTCCTTGAATGTATCTATGTCCATAGCCCTCTTGATGGGTTCTACAGGATCAACCATACTGAACATGGCATAGACGCAATGCTCCCTAATCTCATTTACCAGTTCGTTCCTATTTCTCATAAGTTACTTTCTTCCCGCTTCTTCTTGGCGAACTCTTTTTGTACTATCCCTGCAATCTCATCCATGCTCATATCAACCTTAGAAAAGTCAATACCTCCCTTTAAGATTTCCTTCCATGCGTTGTCGCACATCTTCTCGAACCTGTCGGAAAATCTCATCCTGTAACCCTCCTATTTCTCACACGTTGCTTTCTTCCCGTAGTGCCTGCCATTTTGTACCCGTCCGACTGAACATCACCCAAAGCAAGCAATCGATCACCAGTAAAACCGGATACGCAATCAACTTTTTCGGGTTCCATTTACTCTTGGCAATTTCTTTCCATGCAATCATTATGCAGAAAGAAAGCCATATTATTGCTACTGTTAGGACTAGCATTTCGACTTCCTTAATTCTTCCGCAATTCTTCCGCGCTTATCTCAAACACTATTTCCGCTTTTAGTCCCGCATGAAGTCGCCATATTTTGCCGTCAAAACTTGGAACATATCCACCCAACCACAACTTGCGAAGAGAATGCCAAGGTCGTTTTTTGTCTTTGGAGCAATATTTCCAATTTGTAATGTTATGGAACAAAGAGCCAATATAAGCCCACACGCTGTCCCCCACGCTGGCCCACACGCTGTCCCGCACGCTGTCCCGCAAGCTGACCCGCACGCTGTCCTGCACGCTGACCCACACGCTGTTCTGCAAGCTGACCCGCACGCTGACCCACACGCTGTCCCACACGCTGTCATGCACGCTGACCCACACGCTGTTCTGCACGCTGTCATGCACGCTGTCATGCACGCTGTCATGCACGCTGTTCCGCACGCTGTTCTGCACGCTGTTCTGCACGCTGTCCCAATTCTTCAGCAGAGCAACCTTGTCTAATGATTTATCCCGTTTCTGTTTAAGCGGATTTACTGGATTGAAAGCCTCTTTGACTTTCCATCCTTTCAGCTTTACCTTCGCCCATCCTTTCAGCTCCGCTCGCGTCATAGCCTCGTATTTACCTAAGTCCCACCACTCGGGGAGATCCCTTGGAAATCCCGCAAAGTCGATTGCGAATTTCCAGTCCTTTAGCGGTAGCGACAAGTTGCCGCCCTCTGGCGTTATCTCTAGAGGAACCACATTTACCCCCCTGATGCCGCTTTCGCAAAGCCCGTGCTCGCTGATTATCTCATGATGTGAGTCTGTTTTTTTTGACCAATACACTCTGTCCTTTGTCGCCACAAATGATGCTGGATTACACATTATTGCTACCTCCTGATTATGCTGAGTGCCGCTTTGATTGTATCTGTCATGGTGTGCCGCCTTTCGTTACTTGAATATAAGTATTCTGGCTGTCTTGCCGTTTCGGTTGTCTCTGCACTCCACCACGCCATCAAGCTCCAAGTAATCGCCCCCGCCAAGGTTGCGCCATTTGGCTATGCAGACATACTCCCTGCTTAATCCCCTCGGATCGCTCCCGCACATTGAACCCATATTGAAACCAAGGGCCTCCGCTTCTCTCTCGTATGCGCGAACAATACTGAATGTCTCCCCGCTTGCCGCTATTTCTATTTCTCGCGCTATCTCTCTGCCTGTTGCTTTGTGCTTCATGCTGTGCCTGCCTCTTTGATGATGATTCTCATGATATTATCCTCTCCTCCATTCACCGGTGAGTATCCACCAGTAAAGCTTGTTCTGTATTGTGTTGCTCATGCTGTGGCTTTGCTGATTGCGGCCTTTGCTTCGCTTAAAGCCTCTCTGAAAGAGTTAGACACATTTTCCGTGCCTGCTACGCTCCCCATGAAGTCAGCGCATTTTTCCAACGCCTCCAACAATTCAGGCGCCGCCGCAATTAGCTTGGCGTTTGCCTCTCGTGGATGTTCGCCGCCGGCAGCGTATACCTGGCACAATAGAGGGCTGTGCTCTGTTTTGTTTCCGTGCTCAATAAGCATATCGGGCGCGCTGTGCTCTGTTTTTTTTAACTGGCACCTGCTGATCTTCCATGGCCCCGGCGTATGTTTCACCTTCTGCCTGTCCTCTGCATCTATCACGCCTTGCGCGTCTGATCTTGTTAGGCCGTTGTCAATCTCTGCCTGTACTCGGTCTTCATAGGTTTGCATTGTCTCGCCCTCTGATGTAGTGTTAATCTTCATTCTCTACGCCTCCAGTGTTGAGTATATCTTACCGTCAATTACAATGCTGATGCTCGTGAACCCGTCATTGCCGATATTCATTTCCTGCCACTCTTCGAGCTGTTCCAGCGTAATCTCTTCCATTGCCGTAAAGCTCCGAAGCGCGCCATTCCTGATACATTCAACTCTGCTCATTTTCTCCCCCTCCGTTGTGGTGTTAATCTTCATGCTTCAAATTGTTGCCCGGATTACCCGCCGGGCGCGGGGGTTGGGTGTTACTCGTGTAATCCGCAGGCATCGATCTTATCATCAGCAAGCTGCAATCCCTCTATGAGGTTGTGCGCCGATTGGCTGCCAGAGTTGCAGTAGTACGCTACGACGATATCGCCGTATGTTAGTTTGCCGGATGTGCATCTCGTACCGACCGGGGTTTCGCTTACTTCTACGACTCTATTTTTTGGTGTTGTTGCTTTCATACTCTTCCTCTCCCTTGTGTTAGTTGCTCTCACTGGCATTATAAGGTAGCAAGACCCATGCCAACTAATACACAACAACCCAAAAAACATCACTCTATTTCACTCAACACGCATTGCGCCCAATGATAGCAGTGTATTCCCTCAACTGCCTGACATTGCAATATCCCCACCTAACACCCGCAAACATTCCCGTTTTCGCAACTGTGGGAGGTTAGATCACCACTTTTCGCGCTTTTGAGTAGCGATATTGCGAAAACGACCCCAAAATGCTCGACCGCTCACATGCCCATTTGACCTTGCCAACTCGGAACGCGTCACAACTCCCTATATAGGATCGCACACGCACGCGCACCCATAGTCTCTTTGAGTAGAGTATATTAAAGCTCTCTAAGGGTTATCCAGGGGCATATAAGGGGACTGCTGACTACTATAGGTTATTCATTGGAGGTTGATTGTTACTTACTTGATGTTGCTTCGTTGGGGGTTGGGTTAGTTTGTGTTAGTTTGTGTTAGTTTGTGGATTGATTAAGAGGGTTGTGTGATACTTGGTGCATTGTTGCCCCTGCCTCAACTCAACCGTGGCAACCTCAGAGGGTTAGATTATCAGCCAGTGTCGTATAACACGTTATTCTGTCTACAAGGCCATAAACAAGGCATTTATCCCCTGTTGGACTGCCCTATCTCACACTAATACACCCAAAACACCCTTAAACCTTAACAATACGAGCCAATGTCGTATAATAAATCTTATGTCTACTAACAAAGCATGCTTTATTCTGAGACGAGGGGGGAGGGAGTCAATCGCTACAGTCATGCCCCACTGCATATACTACTTGGTACAGTAAAAAAATATTAATACAGGAACGAGTGCAGACCAAGCAGTTATTAGTTTGAGATAACGCCCCTACAATCGTTTTTAAGACGCCTGACAGAGCCGTGAGCGAGCGAACCCCCTAAAACCCTTGTGATGATACGTCCTAATCGGTTTGAAGTCCCTAGAGCGATGTGAGAGCATATTCATAAATGAGAAGGTTGTGGGGTGGATTCTTCTTAGATTTGAGTAGATGAGAGGGTGGAGAGGTAGAAAAGTGGTGGTTAGGGGTGAAATGGGTGGTATTGGTGTGTTGGCACGGGGAATGCAGTAAGATTGGCATAACGAAAGGATGGGTAATATGAGCACAGATACAAGATGAATATGATAATACTCGCTATTCTTAGAGTCTGGCACAGGGACAAGTTTGTAACGAAGAAGGACGACAACCACCATCAATGACCCCGAACATCAAACGAAGGGCTGTAGGAGGCAAATGGCAGAAAGGAAGGTACATTGTGTGGGTGTTTCTGGGTATGAGGTTGGTGCACCATGCATATTTTGAGGTAAGTACAGAGGAACAAATGCGGCAATTGGTCGCGGAACTAGAGGAGAAGTGAAGTAACATGACCAAACAAGCCGGAAAAGGATCTCTGCACCGGAAATGTCAGGTGCCATTGAAGGTGCGGGATAAGCGATTTGATTCCATTAACTGGCCTAGCAGGAAGAAAAAGGGAGAAAAGAAGTGAAAAACTATAGTTGCAGGGGGTGTGTTCCCGGCGAATTGATAAGGCTATTGGTACAAAATAAGCAGTTGACATAGCATGATGATTTTGGGATAGTGACAATATGACGAATACAAAATATCCAAATCCAACAATAAATACATGGGACGACTGTGCCTTGAAAGAGGCGAGGTGGCTGGGAAGCCGTAGCCTGTCAGCAGTCGTCCTTTTTATTTGCTGAGGGGGGTCGATATGAGTTTATACGTCCGCGTACAAAACAACTTCTGGACGCATAGAAAGACGATGCGCCTAAAAACCAAGATAGGCGAGGATGCCTTTTGGATAGTACCCAAGCTGTGGAGTATAGCCGCTGAACACCAACCAGACGGAGACTTCTCGAGCTATACATCCGAGGAACTTGGTATGCTAATAGGATGCGACAAGCATGCTACAAGCATAAAAGATTCTTTGATATTTGCTGGTTTCATGGATTCTGACGGTGAATTGCATGATTGGGATGAGCATAATGGATATCACGCTGCATTCGCAGGTAGGGCAAAAAAGGCGGCAGATGCACGTTGGGCCAAGAAGAAAGGAAAGGAGAAGAAAGGAAAGGAGACAAGCATTGCTTCAAGCATGCTACAAGCATCAGAAGAAGCATTTGAGAGATGCTGGAAATTATACCCGAATACGTCTGGTTCTAAGCATAAAGCCTTAGAAGCCTACAAGAAAGCAGGGCCCCTAGAGGCTGATGTAATTGCTGGTATAGATCGATATAAGGCCTTTGTTGCGTCTGAGCGTAAGCGAGGATTCAAAGACCTTAATTACGCCAATGGGCAGACATGGTTTAATCAGCGCAGATGGGAAAGCGAATATGAAGTTGATACTTCCAAGGCCACCCGTCCTGACGGTAGCCCTCTGTTGGAGATGTGATATGAAGCCTACCCTAACCACATTCAGCGACATAGCAGGATCCATCGACAACTATCACTCTAACCCAAACGCCTATAAGGGCAAATCAACCGGCTCGCCAAAACTGGATGAGTTCATTACGCTCAAAGAGGGAAACCTGCACGTTATTACCGGCATCCCGTCATCCGGAAAATCGGAACTACTCGACCAGATCATGCTTAACACCGTCGCCCTGCACGATTGGCATTGGGCGGTATTTAGCCCCGAGAACTGGCCTCTTGAAGCACATTTCCAGAAGGTGTGTGAGAAGTGGACTGGTAAGCCTTGGGCTTCACAAGGGTGTACACGGGGCGTTACTAATGACGACGTGATAGATACGCGGGCATTCTTGTCACAACACATATCATTCATAGATACGCCTGATGGCATGATGACTCTCGACACGTTTCTTGAGGGGTGTAGAATAAGCCACGAGGAGCACGGCACTAATGCGGCCGACTTAGACCCGTGGAATGAACTTGAGGCGAAAGCTCCAAAAGGCATGAGCGAAACAAATTACATTTCAGAATGCCTCAGCAAGATTCGCAATTTTGGGCGCAAGCATGATATGGCAATGTTCATTGTGGCTCATCCCACAAAGTTGCAGAAGAATGAGAACGGCAACTATCCGGTGCCAACTCCGTATGACATTAACGGAAGTGCCGCTTGGAGAAATAAGGCTGACGTATGCCTGTCTGTATGGCGCAATTACCAAATGAATGATGGCGTAGTGCAGGCGCATGTTCAGAAGGTGCGCAACAAGATGCTTGGCAGGTTAGGTATGACTGAACTTCACTGGCTGTGGACGAATGGCATATTTATGGAAGATGAACATGAAGTTTGCGAGGGCGAGCGATTTGCCATCAAGAAGCTGGTAGAACAATGAGTGCGTATAGAAAATATGGGCGGCATCATGGAACTGCATTCTTTCTCGACGGAGAGGACAGCGACGCGTTTCTAACTCACATGGAAGCATGGTTGCCAGCGCAGGGAGTAGAGGAATATCTCGATGGGTTTTTCGAGGGCAAGTTGGGCGAGTGCAAGAGGGAGTTTAGATATTTAAGGAGGAACTATGAATAAAATTGATGCTAAGGGTGATGTTGTTCCGGACACAACTCCAATGGACATATTGAAGAGGTTGATTGAAGTGATGGCTGCGAGTAATGAGCCCGACGAGATTCCTGAAGTGGATTTTCAGGAGGTTGAGGCGATATGAATAGTCACAAACCGACATTAAAGGATGCTAAATTATGAGCCTAGAGATAATAGATTGGACAGACGAGAACAGAGCTAGAGCCAAGGACGGCGGGAAGATACAGCAGGTCTTTGATGACTTCGAGGTAAAGAACGGGGAGCAGACAATATCGCAGGCTTCTACCGAAGCAGAGGCGTGGAAAAAGGCGGCTGAGTTCTTGGCTAAATCTCACAAACCGACACCTAACGCTACTAAACCAGAGGAGGAGTTATGAGGTGGAAAGACAGGGCTGGTGTGGGTTTGATTGAAACTCAGAACATAGGCTCAACTCACAAGGTTAGGGTGTATTCTGATAGGCTGGCAATCTGGCGGCAAGATGGCAAGCGGCTGACTTGGGAGGAAGTTCAGGAAGTGAAACAAATGGTCTGGGGTAATACAGTTGCCGTGGAGGTGTACCCCGCGCAGGCTGATGTAGTGAACGAGAGACACACTAGGCATCTATGGTCTACCAGCTCGATTACAGATGCAGTTGCCGTGGACTGCGCTCATCCAGAGTTTAATCACACCCCGACATTATCGGAGGAATCGAAGTGAAACCATGGACGAACAGACCAATGACAGACTTTGAGGGGTTACTGGTGCTGATCGTATTGGCTTTGCTGGTAGCGCTGGTGTTGAGATGAAACAACAGTCCCGCCTGCACCTATTCTGGATATTCTCACCGTTCATAGTCGTCGCATTCGTGATGGCCGTAACGTGCGCTGTTGTGTGGGTTGCGATCAGAACGACATTTGAATATGTGATGGAGAAAACCAAATGAGATTTTGTTCGGCATGCGGGAGAAAGCTGGCTTGGGGTGATTCTGACTTGTGCGGTAGATGCGAGGAAATTGCTGACCGCGAGGATAAACAACGGGAGGATGGAGAAATGATAACTGAAGATGAAAAGCGCGAAATAGATACTGCTATCACGGTGGAGCAGAAGAAGTACAAGAAGCTACAAGATGAATATGCGGCGCTACAGATTAAGCATGACAGGTTTGAGCAGTGGTATTTTAGCGAAGCCAAAAAACGGCAAAGTCAGTGGGTTAATCTTGTCGATCTTCAGGCAGAGAATGAGCGGTTGAGGAATAATGCATTAGGCGACGAGATGAGGGCGAGATGAGTAAATATAGACAGGCGGCCCGTACAGACAAGAATCAAAGCGCCATAGTGCGATCCCTGCGTCAGTTGCCGGGGGTGTCGGTGGCGGTAGGTCACGATGATATATTGGTCGGGGTTCGCGGAATCACGTTCTGGTTTGAAATAAAACGTCCTGAATGTATCGGCAAAGATGGTGTGGTATGGCCGAGCGAAATCACTGATAGCGAGAAGAAGTTACTCAAAGATTGGCGCGGTCACTATTCGATTGTGAGTACACTGGATGAAATATTGGACGAGATGAAAAAGGGGAAATAACTATGAAATTGAAATGTTTGTTCAAGGGACACGACTAGCGGTTTGTAGCTGAAATGACAAGCAAGGGCAGGAAGAAATTTAAGAAGTGCTATACGTGCGGCAAGACAAAGGATATGCCAAAGAAATAATACTTGACGGCAAAAAGGATTTGTAAGACAATGCAAGCAGATGAAAGCATGAGAAAAGCAAGATCCATATCGATTACGTTCAGGACATATCCAGAAATCAAGGCAAGGATTGACGAGTTAGCGGAAGCGCATGACGCTTCAATGGGGTGGGTAATTAACAGACAGCTCAAAGAAATGCTTAGTGACCAGACCAAGCAGGACATTGATAATAAAGGCGAGATTGACAATGGCTGACGAACTGATGAATATTTTGGATGCAGTGACCGAAGAACTGCGTTGCGAAACTGGCGATCCTCCTTCTGGATGGATGGTTGCCAAGCGTCTTTCGGCCAAGCTTAAAGCGTCAAAAGATCAGAGTAAGATGTGGGAAACCAAGTATCACGAACTTCTACACAGAGCGGGGGTAATTGCATGAAGGCACATTGCGATATAGTGAAATGGGCTCAGACGTGGCATCAAAACCTAAACCCAATGGCTCAACTCTTATACGCCTATGTCTGGGATGTTGCTGATGAGGCCGGTGTATGGGATGTTGATATTGTCGAAGCTGCAAATATGATAGGTTCACCCATTGATGAAATAGCCGTTTCGCAGATTATTGAGGCAAAAGTAGCCAAATACCTTGAAGTTGACGGTAAGAAATTCCTTTGGCTAACCCGGTATTGTGAGCAGTACGTCACTTTGAGTGATAAATTCTTCGGGCACCGCAAGGTTATCAGGCTTATTCGATACTACAATCTGTTCGAGGAACCTATAATTGCAAGCCTATTTCGAGATGGATACCAATACACGGTTGATAAAAAGCGAAAGAAGCTCAAACTCGATGAAGCAGACAAGGAAAGCGAGGGCGAGCGCGATATGTTCAACAAGCTATGCGAGCATGGAATACAGATATCATGGCAGAATTGGCGCAGATTATGCCAGTTGTGCCCCGCAATGGATAAGAACTATGTTCTCGATACAATGATTGAGATAATTCCAATATACCTGCCGAACCACATGCGGCATGCTGGCGATAAAAAACCCCTTGTCCGACCAGATGAGGTTTGGAAGATGGCGGTAGATATTGCCGAATATAGCGAGCAACACAAAAGATATACCGGGGCTATAGCAGAATCTCTTATATGTAGCTGGACAGGAGAGAGGATAGATACATGGCACAAGAAGAAAGAAGCGAAGAAAAAGAAGGAATCAAAGAAGTAGCACCGGCAATCATAGTGCCGCAAGAGGTTGAGGTAGAGAAACTTAACGTCATGGATGGCGGTGCATCTAACGCGCAGGACAAAGCTACCCGCGTAATGCTTGCCGAGGTTGACGAAAGCGCAGTGGAAGGCGCACCCTCTCTCGTTGACATGTGGGATAGAGTTGTCGGTTTTCACGACACAAACGAGCTTGTACGTGTAAATATCCAGCAGGTACAGCATCTTTTTCAAGAGGCATACGAGGAACACCACCGGCAGAAGATACTTGATAACGAGAGATTGAAGTGTCTACTTGAGAATGCCAAGGCTGATTCAAGTCAGGCAGACACCTATACTGCGGAACTCTATCGGGTCAATCAGGAGCGCAAGTCTGAGCGCAAGCAGCTTCAACAGATGGCTATCACGGTTACCGGACTTGCGAAGGAATACCGTAGTTGCTCCATGCAGCGGGCTATGTTTATCCATATTGCCTTGATTCAGCAGTTTACCTTGCTGATATCAGCCTCAATTCAAAGGAATGTCAAAGATCCGTATGCTTTAAGGGCGATTGGTGAAGACATAAAACAGGCAAAGCGGGTGTGTTTCCCGGCACAGGATAACAGTTAATGAAGAAATTAGGCGATCAAAGCGTAAGACCAGTAGCGAGTATCGATCAGGTTATTGACGATATGGCGCTCAGTCTTGAGGAACAGCCCCCGAGATTAAAGGCTTTCTGGGATTATAAGCCGATTCCGCTCTATATGGGAGAACCGTCGTTTAGTACAGTCGCAGAAGAAGGATTCTTTAGGACAAAGAAGAAGATTAGGGCATTATGCGCCGGAAATCGTAGTTGCAAAACTTATACCGCTCTGTACGAATTGATAATGATTTACACTGGTATCATCCCTCCGGCGCTACAAGGGATATATCCGTGGGAACAGTCGCTCAAGGACTGTTTGCCGGGGGGTAAGCACCCTCACGCCCGCCGTTGCCGTATAGTCGTACAGAATTACACTACCCATTGGGCGACGGCTCTCAGGCCCATTCTCTTGCAACAGGAGCAGGATCAAGATACAGGGCTTTTACCCGAAGGATGGGACGATTGGAATGGTGATGAGCATCTATTCACGGGGCCGGATGGCTCTCTATTGCATATCTATTCAGCGGATCCGCGCGAAAACGTGAACCCTATCTTTCTCAGGGGTGGCGCTTTTGACGCTACGGTGATAGATGAGCCTAATTCTCAGACGGTTTTCGAGGAAAGTGTGGCAAGAACTATATCAGTTCCGCACGGATTAGGGTTTGTGACGCTATCCTACTGCCCTGAAGATGGCTTTGAATCGTGGCATTACAAGGATATTTACAAGAAATGCTACGATTTTAACACCTATGAGCCGTTGCCGCCCGAAAAGGTGGATCCTGAAATCTTTGTTCAGGTAGCAACTCCAATGGACAATCCATCGACAACCGAGGACGGGTTACGGGCTATGAAGGCCGCATGCCGACCTTGGCAGATACTCTCTAAAGTTCACGGCAGATACTCAGCGCAAGGTGAAAACAGCTTCTTTCCTGTAGGAATCCTCTCTGATTGGCAGGTAAAGCCTGATTTGAACGGATTTTACGAGTATGCAGAGTTTGATATGGCAAATGTTTGCGAGCAGGACGGTGAATTTGAGGCAGAGGTAAACTGGCTGGACAGGAATGAGGGCGACGGAATAGCTGAAAGAGAAGATCGACCTATCTGGAAAGTGTGGCATAAGCCTGAAGATGGGCATAAATACGTGATGACAGCCGATTGCGCGGCTGGTCGCAAGGATTCCGACTATCAGGTATCAGATATATGGGACGCCACAGACTACACCAATGTCTTTCAGGTAGCGCAATTACGCATAAAAAAGCTTACAATACTGGACTTTTCGGCACAATGCGCGGTGATGGGCACCTATTATGGCGATATCCTGATAGCACCGGAAGCCGAAACCTTTGGCGCAGCATTCATTGATAATATCAGGGAATACCCCAATATCTACGAGCGCACCAACATATCTTCACGGATAGACAACCAAGACGAGCGCAAATACGGCTGGTCATCAAACAAACATAGTAAACTTAATATGCTTGAGAATCTTGATCAGTTCTTGAAGAAGTGTCAGGAGCAGAAGTATATCCCCTTACGATCCCTGCATACGCTTAACGAGTTGGTGGCTTATCAGGAAAAACTTAAGACTAGCCATGACGGAGTGACGAAACGGACATGGGGTGCCAAGTCCGGAATGAACGATGACACGGTTACAACGGCTGGTATCGCTATCTGGATTATCCGGAAAGAGTACGAAAAGTTGTCGGTATCACACCTTCATCCTGAACGACCAAAGAAAATACATGTTGACTTACATGCGCAACGTATGAAAAGATCAGAACAGACCAACAGGGGATTCGGCAGGGCGCTCACGCACCGGAAGCGGAACCTAACAGAATTGCGACGTAGCCACACGAACCCAAGGAGGCGCGGCAATGGCTGAATATGACGGACTGAATGAGGCGCAGAAAAAGAGCCTCAAGAATTACCGCGACTCACTAACTCAATCAATAGAGTTTGTCAGACCTTACTTTGAAAAGTTCATTCGCTTCATGCGATTGTATGCGGGAGAACGACCAGCAGAGATTGACAGCACCTATTCGCAAATCATGCTTTGGTATCCATTCTCGATCATCGATCAAGAACTACCAGTAACCCTGCGTAGTATGTTTTCTAATCCCGACTGGATTAACCTTGAAGCAATGGAGTATCAGTACGAGCGTCATTCAAAAGTTGCTACACGTTGGCTCAAGTATCAGCTTGAAAAAGTACAGCGCATTCAGCAGACCATTGTTCCTACCGCTCAGTCTACGCACATCTTCGGTACTGGTTACAGATTCTATTCGCACAAGTATATCCCTAAACCCAAAACGCAGACGCGAGAGATAAGCGGTATGATGGGTATGGTTGAGGGCTTGGAGCAATCGACTACTACCGAACAACAAGGTCTTATCTCCGGCGGCTACATGAATATCTTTAATGTGTATCCCGCACCATTCGGAGGCATGGTAAACTCTCCTGATGGCACCGACGAAAACAAAGCGCCGTATGTAATCGTGATGACGTTCCCTACCGAAAAAGAAATCCAAGCAGAAGTTGAGAAGGGTAACTTCGATAAAGATCAGGCCGCTAAGTTATTCGCTTCGCCACTTGAAACTAAAGACCCAAGCGCAGAGTACAAAGATCAGCTTTCAAAGATAGATGGTGGCTGGCAAAGTTTCACTAAGCCAGAATGGATCCGTAAGGCTGCGGCGCGTGGATTGAATGTTGATAAGCGCAGGCGTGTGGCATGGATGATGTCAGGTGATAATTGGAAGGCTGTAGGGGAAGATAAGTACATGCTTTACGATGATAAGCCGCTTCTTGCCGCAACACCGCTTGCCAAGTTTACAGGAACCTATGACCTTGATAACTGGTTTGGGCTTGGCCTGATTGAGCCATGTGAGGATTTGGTAATCAGTATGATTATGAATTTCAATCATCGCATGGATTATCTCGCAGGCATTTTCCATCCACCAACATATTTGCCGCAACGATTGATTGACGATTGCGGCGGCGACCTTGGCGCTTTTGATCCCGAACCTTACAAGACTCTAGCTTACAACCATAAGCAATTTCCGAACGGGATAGGCAGTTACATTTACCATGATCGTAACGATGAAATAGATCAGCAAGCTTTTGTAGAAGAAAACCAAATGCAGAGTTACCTGCAACAGATTATCGGTCAGCATCCGGCGTCTTCTCTTGACGGAAATAATGCGACAACTACGGCGGCACTTATGTCAAAGGATGTTGCGCGGGGGATGTTGCGAGCTATCAATATTGAGAATAGCGGTATACATGATTCAGCTTGGCTCACGCTCAAACTTGGGGCAAAACATATTGAGGATGACCAGTGGATCCGTGTTTCCAATGCAGACGGGTTCCCTTGGCAACAAGTAGACAAAGACGCTATCACTGACGGTTACGGCGTACAGGTGACGGGCGCGAAGGATTTACAGATTGCAGAAATTACTTTCCGTCGCATGTTGTCGGTGGCTCCTATGCTATTGCAGAGTCCACGGGTGCGCGGTCAAGTCGAAGCGTTGCGCCAGCTAGCCTCTAAGGGTGGATTTGAGAATGTTGATTCCATCATGCTAGGCGAGCAAAGTCCCGCGCCGCCGCAGTCGCAAGGTCAGCCCGGCGGGGCACCTTCTCCCATTGCGGCTGCGGGTGGTGCTCCCACTGTTCAGAACGAAATGGCAGGAGCGGCAAACGGTCAGGCTGTTGTTGGGCCCGGCGGTGAAGGGGGTAACATACTCGTATGAAGCAAATTATTGATCGCACAAGGTCGAAGCGTCCGATAAATGTTCCCGACGAAGACGATGTGAAGAATCTGGAATATGCCAGAGAGAGAGCGGTTGCTGAATTAGATCAACTTGACCTTGCCATTCAGAGGTTAGAAAGCAACGAGTATCAGGCGCTTGTGGAGGAATCTAAGCAGGATATGATAGAGATAGCCTTGGCAGCGATGGAGCTTGATCCGGATGATATAAAGCGATTCAGCAGGGCGCAGGGACAATTTTTTGAAAGGAAACGCTTGACGCAGAAATTAGCAGATGTGAGAATAGAGGCTGAAAGCAAGAAAAGTTTTATTGGCAACCTTACAAATCAGGTACGAAATCTGGTTAAGAAGTTGCAAAAAGTAAAGGAAGGTAAGAAGGATGAACGGTAACGAAGCTCAACCAACAGTAGCAACGGCACCAGTAGCGGCACCAACGGCAGAAGATGAGGCACTTGCGGTAATAGCAGATGTCGGTAAATCTGCTTCAAATGTAGTTGCTCCGCCTGTTGCGCCTGTAGAGCCTGTTACGGCACCTGCGAACCCTCCGGCGGGAGAGGTAACACCAACGACACCAGAAGGCAGTACGCCAGCGGAGGGTGGGGCGACAACCCCGACAGACCCAAACACCGCTGCGACATCCGACGGAGCGCCGCCTGAAGCGGTTGCACCCGTAGTGGACGAGGCTGCAGCTTTTGACGAAGCATTGGGATTACCGCCTGAGACGGCAGAGACGGTAGATGTGTGGAGAGAAAAGGCGCAAGCCGCTTCACAGGAAACCTCTCGTGTCAGCGAGGAACGGACAGCACGGGATGAAGCTCTTAGCGAGATGGGGCTTAAGTTGGTTCACGTCGGGGAAGGCAAGTATGCTCTCAACCCGACGGACGAGTATAAGGGTAGTTTCGATATCGATGGTGATATTGATCTCTCTAAGCTTATCGAACCAATGACCGAAGCACAAAGGGATGCTATGCTTACCGATCCAGAGGCTACCTTCTCCAAGTTGGCGAAGGGTGTAGCCAAGAAAGTCGGTCTGGAACTGCTTACAAAGCGTCCACCAGTCAAGGCGGGAGTGCAAAAATCACTTCTAACGGAACATGAAACGAGCGATTGTTTTGATTCTTTCGTCACGTCAAAGCGCCCTGATGGTACGACACCCCTGTATCCAGACGCCGATAAGCCTGAGATTCAAAGCTATATGACCCGTATATGGAATGCCGGTTCCCCCGCTATGGATGCAGTTAGAGATGCTGCAAATAGGGATAAAGGCGTATACATGGCGGCAATGGAGCTTTGCTATTACAAGGCAGCATTCGGAGTGGCTAACGCCAAAGAACGCGTAAGATTAGCGGGCGAGCAGGCCAACGCTACTCACGTAGAGAATCAAAATCAACCAGTAGTATCAGCAGGAAGCGCAGGTGCGCCACCGGCGGCAACGCCATCGGCAACCACCAGAACGGCAGAAGATGAAGCTCTATCGATTATAGGGGCAGCCAAGCCAGCGTAAAATGTTGATACGCAGATAGTTAAGGGAGGCACGAAATGCCAGTACAAAATGGAGCAGTTATAGATGGAGCAGCACGTTCAGATAATGTGAACTCCGCAGGTCTTATCATTGATATGGAAAAAATCATCCACGAGCTTGAGCCGGATGAATACAAGATGGTCGCGCTTATGAAGCAGTTTGGCGAGGATCGCGCTTGTGCTCAGATGAAGCATCAGTGGCAGGAAGATCGCCCGATTCCTAATTACTCGACAATCTCGCAGACTTCGGCAGCGGCAGCTACGACGATCTACGTCAATGATTATACTCGGGTTCAGGATGACAATGTTCTCTTTGTCATCGACAAGGATTCAGGAGATATCAAAGAGCGCCTGCTTGTTCAGGATTCCAGTATTGATGAGAGCATTACCGTTGTAGCAATAACGGACGGCTCAAGTGGCTGTACTAACGCCCTTGCAGTTGGCGATATCGTTGTTATTGGCCCTGAGTCACATGCAGAAGGCGAAGATGTACCTACCGCATTCACCAACAAGACTACCGACCTGTATACATACAACATGCAGATTGACCGAGCCGTAAAGATCACGGATCAGGAAGAGGCTATCGCTCATTACGATGACCGTCAGAAGAGTCTTGCATGGTCGCGTAAAAAGGCGTGGATTGAGACTATGCGTGATGTCAATATGCTGTTTTATCTCGCAACGAAAGAACGCGAGACGACTACGGCTGGTGGCAGACGCAGGTATATGTGTGACGGCGTGCTTGCTCTCTTTACCGAGAACAACATTGATCTGTCAGAGACAGAGGGTGGCTTCACAGCGGCAACGCTAGGCGGAATCTTGGCGGCAACTAAGAAGTATGCCGGATCAGGCGAGAAGAAGATTCTGCTTGGTGGCGCAAATGCATGGGAAGCAATCTCAGCATGGCCTGAAAACGCCCTTCGCGTCAGCCCCAGAGAAAAAGAATGGGGTATCAGGCTTAACCGTATCATCACTGGTTTTGGTGATATCGATGTAGGTCACGACAACACGCTTGATGCGAATGTCGGGCTTGCTGACAGGGCTGTAATCCTCGATCCGGTATTGATGCGCAGACTCTATCTGCAGAATCTTGGCTGGTTCAAGATGCACCAGAATATTCAGAGTGCTCGTGATATCCATAACAAGGAAGACGCTATAAGCGGAACTTGCGGAATCATGGCTCCCCTTGCAGAGCTTTATGCTCAAATAAGCGGGATTCACTAAAAGAAAAAAGGAAAGGCAGGAGGCATCAGTTATGCAGAAGCATGATACGAAATGGAAGGATGAACCGGAAGCGAAGATCAAGAGGGTATTTCGCACTACAAAGGTACCGTTTGAGCTAGATAAGCGCATACTCGGAACCGTCAACCGTCAAGAAGGTACGGAAAACGGAACTACAGTAAGACCATTGCTTATCAAAAAGAAGTTCAATCACGCCGGTCAGTACGTCCTGCAGGATAACGAGCAAGAATACAACCGTCAGCTTGGAGCCCTTCGTAGGGCAGAGGGCAACAGTAAGATTCTTGAAGTCGATCCTACGTGGGAAGGTAAACCGTTCATTCCAGCGCCTCCACCTGACGAGCGCGACAAACAGATAAGGGAACTTAAAGAAGAATTAGCGGCTGCAAAAGCCGGTAAGTCCAAGACTGCCCCGAAACCAGTAGCGAAAACTGCAGGTGACGACGGCGAGAAGGGCGACCCGGCAGCACCCGTAGAAGGAGCGAAGTAATTATGATGAAGAAACTTAGAGTGATAGTTGGGCTGTTGTTACTGGCAGCAATTGGCGTTGTTCACGCCGAACAGGAAGGTGTTACCTTCTTCAATGAGGCAGACGAAGCGAAGGCCATAACGATTAAGTATCGTGGTGCCGCTACTGCTACGATCACGAATGCGGCTACAACCATCGAATTAGTTGACGATGATTATACCAATTCGATTGCAATCGGAACGACGATGAGCGCCGTCCTGACTAGCATCAATGCGGCAACGAATACTGCTGGCATTCGTAACTTCACGTCCGATTATCTTTGCTCCCTGTCTACGGACAGCCTGAGTAATAAATTAGTGGCAGCTACGGCGCAGGTAGATATATCCGATGGCAAAGAGGTTCAGTTCCTCACAATGGATACGTCCGCAACGGTTACATTTGATGTAGCTCGCAAAGATGGCCCTGCCTGTTGGGTTACTGGAATCACTGGTAATCCGGGTGGTACTGGTAATGCAACCACCACTATATATGTCGATGGCGACATGAAATGGACTGATATTAGCATTAGCCCATGCTACGATAACGTAGACGGAACAATATTCTCGACCAATGCGAACGTGAATCTGTCTGGTACGTTCAATGAGTCTATCTATGTCGGCAAGGATAGGACTGTCCTAGTTCGCTCAACGCGAGCCACTACTGCCACAACCGGCGGTATCGGCGTGATATTCACACAGCGGTAATTATTTTGTCGGCAGGGTCGGCTTAACACTGGCCCTGCTTACAAGCAAGGAGAACGATATGAAGAAAATCTTAACATCACTCCTGATGGTTATCATTGTCTGTTCTGTGGCTGTAGCGGGTTTGCAACGGTCTGGGGGAAAAACGAAGTGGGTATCCCATCCAACGGCGGCAACATGCTTCCTGCGTGATAGGACCGATGATGTGTATCCAAGCAGGGACACCATCGTGTATCCTGACACCACTAAGTTGCTCGATGTTAATACAGTTGGTACAGGCACAGTTTACAACACCGGCTATTTTAATATTGATACTAGTGGAGATGTGTATCCGATAGATAATTTGAAGAATCGCTATGCTCAGTTAGGGGATAGGGGAGCGCTTCTTGACATAGAGTTTTTGCTGGATTCTTCCGGCGATGTATATCCAAGAGATTAAAAAGAAAAGAGGTATTGGTATGAAAAAAATGAAAATAACGGTGCTAGTGCTGGCGATGGTTGTTTGTGGTTACTCGGTTATGGCAGAGGGGCTTTACACCCCAAACACGGATGGAGACGATCTAGGCAGGACGGATAAGCGGTTTGGCGTAGTGCATGCTGACTCATTCAGCAATCTCACTGCCGAGGTTTATGCAACAAATGTAGTCACTTATGCCGCAGATATCGAGACGGGCACAATCGAAAGTGCAGCACTTACAGACAAAGCCGCAATTTTATCGACGGTAACGATGTCTGTTGTTACAAACACTGGTGATACCAGCGGAACTAATGTCGTGACGTATACTGCTCTTGATATAGCCGGTAACGCCGTTACTGCTCCGTTCGTGTTTCGCACATGGATAACCGACGACGAAGAAGGCGCTCTTGCCGCTGTGACCGGTTCTTTTACGGTTGATAATGGCATGGAGCTTGAGGAGGTTCTTGATAAGGCTGACTACTGGATATCTACCACGAATGACAATGTTACCGCTACCGTGACTATCGTGGATCTTTCCGGTGGAACAAACTACATCCATTGTCTGAGTCCTACAGGATTTAGAACTACTGTTCCTTCTGCCTTTGATACTCCGTAACAGAATGGTGGTTAATTATGATTGCCGCCGGTATAGTTATCAGCGCCGTTCAGAATATGATCGACGACGATTCCGATGAAACGAAAGTTGTCATCCGTGATTATCTGAACCTTGTCTATCAGGGCATAGCATCTCAGCGTAATTGGGCTGATTTGCGCAAGTATATAAGCGCAATGCCGTCTGACAGGATTCTTCCGTCAGATTGCGGGCAACTTTACTATGTTGAGGACGATACGGATTACCTATATTTCAAGGGTGGCGTCCCTTTGAGATACTCAAGGAGTAGGCTATACAACTACTTCCGTGATATTGGAGTAGCGACACCGCTACTTACCGGCTCTGATCTGAGCACAACGATCAACGATAAGACTGTAGGAAGCGTAACAGCGGGCTTCACGGCGGCTATGGTTGGCGAATACCTCCGTATCGGTAATCAGTTCGGGTTCTACAAGATAGCAAGCTTCACGAGCACGTCAGAGATTGAATTGACTGACGCTGTTAGGGCGGCAGACTTGAGCGATCCTGGAACCCCTGCTAATCTGACGGCGCAATACTTCGAGGTACGCCCTACAGGAACCAAGAAGCTCCTGTTTACAGATGAGGATGGGGGCACTATCTCGTCAACTACAATCAAGATATGGTATACGGCGGTACCGCTTCCTGTCTATAATGACTACGATATGATACTTCTGCCCGGTAACTGCGAGGCGGTAAGGGTCAAGATATGTCAAATGATGGATCAGACGGACAAATACACCAATGACGCGCTTAAGAAGGTGCCTGATTACGATGAGGAACTCGAGAAGATGGTGGCACTTGACCCATCTCCGAGCATAGAGCGCACACCAAGAGGACGGTATGGTAGTAGACTTGCTTTTGGCAGGCATCGTGCCGGCCCAAATAGTTACGCGAGTGACGGAAGGCTCCGGCTGTAAGGATGAATATCTATGGGAGATTACGCAAGACCTAAGAATCCACAGAGTATTCCGAGCACCAAAGTAAGGGTGTTTGATGGTATCGGTGGCCCTGTTACCCAAATCCTTAAGCGCTTCAATTCCCGTGGTTGGGATATATCCAGTACCGTAGCCAATGAGGTTTCCGACTTACACCTTGCAGAAAAAGGATCGCTATTATTGCGTCCGGGTATGCGTCGGCTTGGCTCAGAGGATCACACAATAGGATGGTTGGGTCAGATAAACATTGGTGGGCTACTCAAATACGGGGTTATCTATAATAACAGCCTGTCGGTAGTCGATCTACCTTCGCGTTTGGGTTATGATCTTATCCCTTGGCCCGAAGATGACCCTGTAAAACCTACTGATTGGCCTGCGGGATGGCACTTTTATCCTTGGGAGCCTGTAGATGATGTGATTCCCGAAGATCCCTCGCTACCCCTTGAAGAACAGGTTTGCACCGTTGGGTATACGTGGTCAAACGAACCTGCTGAAAAAGCGTTTGAGATGCAATATGCTGGAACCTTGCCGAGTTCAGTTAACTGGTATCACAAGACGGAAGGGTATCGGCCCTATGTTCAGCTGATTGGTAACTACAACGCTCCTCCTGCATGGCTTTATGTCAACCTCCTTACAAGCAAAACCATAGTCCTTAATCCGTGTCTAGGCCAAATAACGGGTGGAATACTTTTTACTCCCAACGGTAAGGATATAGATGATGAATGGCTTGTGCCTGCAACATATAATTTCACATCTACCCTTACATGGTCGGATGGCGAAGTAATGACATTCCCTATAACGCTTTATGTGTACGGCCCTGCAATAACACTTTCCCCTGAAGAATGGGACGAGCCTTCTGTAGTCGTCGGTGATTCTGGCAATAAGACGAAGACGATCAATATATCCAATACAGGTGATGCGGGTAGTAGCCTTGTCTGGGAGTACGTCTTGACTGGTGATGCAGTTCTAACGGCTATCCTGACTGCTGACAAGGCTTCTGGGACATTGGCTAAGAGTGCAGATGAAGACGTTGTTTTTACTATGACGGATCCCGGTGGCTTGGCGGCTGGCTCATATTCGGCTACTATCACGTTCAGAGACTCACGCTTGAATACAGTTACCGGAACCGTTGACGTTACTCTGGTGGTAGTACCTGTCTTTACTGGCAATATACTTTGGTCCGGAACTTTTACAATAGATGGCGTCCTCCAATCTTCTCCTACTCTGGTTGGCGTGTATTGTGCTCCCTTTAACGACGGATTTAAGCCCGGATGGCATAGGGCTTCTGGATACCTCTGGGGATTGACTCCGCATACAGGGTTTCATGTTGCTCACGATGGATGGGAAATGTTCTTTCAAGATGTAGCATGGTGGGAGTGGGGTGGTGGTACATCTCAAGCCTATCAGGATATAACATCATTCAATGCGAATGGATGTCCGACTGGCACTTACACATGGATAACGCCGTATAAGGCTATATCCCACGAGCAGGTCGATGTTTATACAATAACTATAAGCGAGATTCCATAATGCCATACAAGAGAGAAAACGATAAGACTAATAAGCGATACTCTCGCACGGTAGATCAGTTCTACGGTCTGCACATGGGGTATAGCTGGACGGATCAGCCCGCTTCATTCTCGTTTGGCTGCGATTTGCATTATGGATACAAAAAGCCAGAGCTTAGACCGGGTTGCCGAAAGAATCAGATAAACGGGTATGATAACACTATTGCCAGCTTGCAGGCTATATCCATAGGTGGAATTGATTTGCTTGGAGTTATTCAAGGCGGTATCCTGTCTGTGTACCCTGTTAGCGATATTATGGAGGGAGTCAGGAGGTATTACACTTGGCAGGAGATTTACGACAGGGGCTATACTTGGGATGATCTCGAAAGCAAAACGTGGGACGACCTATTTAACGGAGACAATAATCCATGAAGATAAAACAACTTGTAATTGCCGCAACGATTTTTCTGTCTGCCTTGTCATGTATGGCTCAGACAACGATTACTAGTCTGGGTGCTACCGACAGGGTGGATAGAGCAACACTTAATGCTAATTTCAATAATCTCAAGGCTTCGGTAGATGCATTTCATCCATCGAGCACAGTACCGTCCTCGCACGATTTTCAGGCGTGGTCGAACAATGTTATCGGTGTAAGCAATCTTGTCGGAATAGGCACAGGCGTCATAACGAACTTCAGGGAAATGTACGTTGGAACTATTGTCGTATCGGAAATCTCATTAGGTACGGGGTCTGTGTCGGTAGCTGATGCGGCTAAATGGAACAGCAACTCCACTTGGTATGTCGATTCTTACGACAACCTCTTCTATCTTGATAGCAATAATGTGTCTACCGCAACCAATACCTATGATGAAATGACATACATGGATGGGCTGACGTTGAACGGAACGAACGTAGGAACGGCAATAACGGTGCTCGAAGGTCAGACGAATAGTTATGCCTATCTCGCCATTACCAACACCTTTACAGCCTCTCAGTATTTCGATGATATCTATCTGTATGGCACTAATTTTTCAGCTATTGTAGGTTCAATAATTACCAACGGAACATCTGATTGGAGTCTTGGTAGCGGTACATTTACTGGAAGAGTGGACACAACAATAGATATGGTAAATGACGGGGCAAGTCAGAAGGAACTTATTACCAAAGAGTATCTTGACTTCTCTCTCCAGCAACTCGCAGGCGCAACGACGAACAGCCCTGATGCTACATTGCTGGCTAGAGCGAATCATACAGGGACACAGCTTGCGGCAACGGTCAGCGACTTTGAGTCGGCTGTCAGCACCAACGCTGATGTTGTGGCGAATAGTGCCAAGACTGGATACACCGAGGCGCTAGTCAATGCCAACGTATCAGTTGCCAGTAATACGCTCAAGGTGGGATATACTGATGCGCTAGTAGAGGCCAATGGTAGCGTTGCCAGTAATACGCTCAAGGTGAGTTACTATGATGCCGGCAACGTGATCCTCAAAGATGGCTCAGTTGCATATACAGGCGACCAGAACTTTGGTGGACATAACATTGATAGTGTAGGTACAGGTACTTTCCAAGAAGTAGAGTTCAACTATGGTGGTGGGATATATCAGGATATTTTTGGTCGTATTGTTATAGATAACACTAGGGGCACTGCACCAGTAACCAATACATTTGTTAGGTGTAATGCTTTACTAGGTGCAGGAGATATATTCATCTCAGAAGAAGCATCATTAGGTATCCCCAGCTGGAGGTGGAAAGACTCGTACATAGTCACAGGTAATTTTGATACAGGGATTTTCAGTGTAGTCAAAGCAAATTATTTAACCAACTCTTCGCCTGTAGAAGTACATACTACAGCAACGGGCGGTTTGCAGATAGTCAACTATGCCACGATGGACGGCATGGGCTACGCGATAGTTCTCAATTTGAATACGAGTAATTGGGATACTGCTTACTCTTGGGTCAATGATAATTCTAATAATTTTGCGTCTTTGGTATTACAGGTTGGATCTAATGACACCGGCATAGCTTCTCTTGA